CAGACAGCGCCAACACCCCAACCGGCCCCAGCCCCCAATCTTCCTACAGCCTTCGCGAAGACGCCTGCCGGCGGTCCTCGTGGCGGTGCGGAGTATGGTGGCCCAAGGCCTCTTTCTGAAATCATGGGCGGCAGATGATCGCCCGATCCAAGAGGTAAAAAGCAATGGCAGAGACTCGCGTACAGGCGGATCTTTCTCCGACAATCTGGGACGACCAGTTTTCGACTGAGTTCTTCCAGCGAAATCCGTTCTCGGCATACGCCGGGACTGGCGCAGACAACCCGATCGTGATGAAGGAAGACTTTGCTTCCAAGCAGGGCAACGGCATCACTTTCGAGTTCATCACCAACCTGAAGCGTGGCGCCATCAAAGGCCGCCAGCCGCTTCGTGGCCATGAAGACAAGCTTGGCGAATACGGCGACAAAGTCTTCTGGGACATGCGCAAGAAGGCGATTTCCACCCACGAGCTTGACAAGGATCTCGCCGCCATCGACCTGCGCAAGGCGTTCAAGGTCGCGTTGAAAACGTGGTCTGAAGAAGACGCCAAGTACGAAGTCATCGACCGGCTTCAGGATGTTGGCCAGTCCATCAATATTCCATACGCCGACGCAGCGGCTGCCGACAAGAATACCTGGCACACCAACAACAAGGACCGCGTGCTTTACGGCAACTCGCTGTCCAACTATGTGGCCGCCAACCATGCAGCCTCCCTTGCCAACATCTCAACATCCACCGGCAAGTTCACCAAGGATTCTGTATCCCTGTTGAAACGCATTGCTCTCTCGGCTCGCCCGCGCATCACCCCGATCCGCATCAGCGAGGCAGAAAATCGCCGGTTCTTCGTTTGCTTCGTTGGATCGCTGGAAATGCGCGACTTCGTAGCATCGATGAATGAAACGGAGCGGCAGCAGTCGGTTGCCCGTCGCTCCGAAGGCATGTTCCTTGGTGGCGACCGTGAATGGGATGGTGTCATAGTCCACGAAGTCGATGACATGCCTATCCTGCCAGGTGTCGGCAACTCCGGCATCAACGTTCAGCCGGCATTCCTGCTTGGTCAGGAGGCGCTCGGATGGGCAATTAAGGAACGCTACAAGTCCCGCGAGCAGAAAGACGATTATGACCAGGTCCAAGGCCTAGGCATGATCGGCAAGTGGGGCATGAAGAAGCTCGGTTATACGCTGGGCGATGCGGTTACCGTTGACGCACTTGACGGCACACAGACCAACGTCCTCGGCAAGCAGCGCGGCGTCGTTAACGCCTACTTCGCTGCGACCGGCGACTAAGCGGGAAAGGAGAGCACACAATGTCTAATCCTATCTGGACGAACCCGATCAAGCATCCTGAAGACGTCGGCGTCGGCGTATGGCGTCGGCGTATTCCGCTGAACACTGTCGGGCTTACCACTGGTGTCCCGGTCGTTGCCCTTGAAAAGGGCAGCATCCCGCTTCGGGCTTATGTCCGCATCGAAGAAGCGTTCAACGCTGGCACCACCAACGTTCTCGTTCTCGGCTCTGCCGCCGACGATGACGGACTGGTGACCTCGGCAAACGCTGCGGCAGGCACGACCGGCTTCAAAGCTGGCACGGGCGTCGAACTGGGGGCTGAACTCGCCGCGGACACCATCTTCTACGGCAAGTTTACCCAGACGGGTACAGTGGCAACCACCGGCATTGCCGAGTTTGTTGTTGAATTTGCCAACCCCCGCAACTGGGCTCACTACAGCAACCGTAGTCAGGGGCTCTGATCATGACGAAGATCACATACACCTCTGATGGCGATGCTGATGAAGTCGAAGCTTTCGGCGTCAAGTTCACTGACGGCAAGTCTGTCGATGTTTCTGACGAAGTGGCAGCCAAGCTGAAGGGCAACCCATTCTTCAAAGTTGCATCTGAAAAGGCGTCTACGGACAAAGCGCCTGCCGCCCCCGCCAAAGGGGGGAAAGCCACGGACAAAGCGCCTGAACAGCCCACCGAAGGCGACACCCCGTTCAAGGCTCCGTTTGAGGCCAAGGACGAGGAAAACGGCTGGTGGGCCGTCTATGACGCTGACGGCAAGAAGGTGAAAGCTCTCCGCAAGGACGATGCTGAAGTCTTTACGGAACTCAGCGAAGAGGACAAGGCTAAACAGGTAGAATCCTGGTCGGCCGACTAACAGGATCGCGGGCGGGGCTCTGGCCCCGCCCGCCCATCGACAAAGGGAGTGGTCGTTATGAAAACACGCCAAGAGTTGATCGCGGCCACGCTTAAAAAGCTGAACGTGATCGGTGCAGGACAGGCGCCCGAGCCGGAAGATGTTCAAGAGATAGAAGACAACATCGACGGGAAAATTTCGGAGCTTAACGCCAATCAGATATTCTATTTTAGCGACCGACAGAATTTCGAAGAGGAATGCGTCGATCCACTAGCTATCATCTTGGCAGATCAAGCCGCGCCAAGCTTTGGCCAGCCGAGCAACGCCGAATCCCGAATTCTTGCCGAAAACCGCCTTAGATCGCTCCGCAACAGCAGCTGGCAGCGTGAAGACGTTATACCGAGCTTGTATTTCTGATGGTTGATATCGTTTTCCCGAATAGCACGTCGCCTGGCATCCGGCCCGGCGAAGGTTCTGGCAGGCTGATCAATTGCTACGCATCGAAGCTAGATGATGGCGCTAGATCGCTGTTTGCTCGCAGGCGAGCGCCGGGGTTACGCATGATAGCCTCTACATCCCATCAGGCTGGTCGCGGGGCGCATTTCTACAACGGGGACCTATACGTCGCCCAAAAGGATAGATTGACGCTCATCACGCTCGTTAGTGGTTCCTACGTCGTAACCGACCTTGGAGCCTTGCCGGGAGACGATCGGGTAACTTTTGCTCGGAATAACAAGGCGCCGATCCCTGACATTCTCTGCGTGACTGAGAATGATGTGTACAAAATTCACCGGGACGCCCCGCCCGAAACACTTGCTGAGCCTGAATTGCCTCAGCCGCTCGCAGTTATGTTCATCGATGGCTATTTTGTGTTTCCGATCCGAGATGGCCGATACTTCGTTTCCGCCATTAACGATACTACGGTTTCAGCGCTTGATTTCGGCAAGGCCGAGAGCCGCCCCGGCGGCATCTTTAATGCGGTGCCTTACGGTGAGCAGCTTTTACTGTGCGGCCCGTCATCGATGGAAGTGTGGAACAACGCGGCAAATGCGACCGGCTCTCCATTCTCGCGCACGACTGTCATTCCTAAGGGATTGGCTTCAACATTCGCAATTGCAGGCTTTGAGGAAGGGTTTTCAACCATCGTGTTCGTGGCTGATGACAATGCCGTTTACCGAATGGATGGTGGCTACTCGCCGTCAAGGATAAGCAATCAAGACCTCGAGGCGCTAATCGAAGGCGTTGCTGACAAAAACAAGATTGATGTCACGGTAGGCGTTTCGTCGGGCCATATGTGGGCGACAGTCACGGGCCCAGCCTTCTCTTGGACCTATGAAGTTGGCACAGGACTATGGCACGAACGCCGAAGCTACAATTGGAAAAACTGGCGCTCCATCGTATCGGTTCAGGCCTTTGGGGCGTGGGCTATGCTCGATCGGCAGAGTGATGCCGTTTGGTTGCTAGATGCAAAATATCAGCGGGAAGGGCTTGAGCCCCTCGTTGTGGACCTCTGGTCTTTGCCTCTGTCCGGATTCCCCAACAGGACAATCATTCCAAGAGCCGATTTCGATATTACTGTGGGGCAGGGCCTCGTGTCTGGCGACGATCCGATTGAGGTTGACCCTGTATGCCTCATTTCTTGGTCTGACGACGGGGGGGTGACGTTCAAGACGCCGCTATCTCGGAAGCTCGGACGCATTGCAGGCTCACGTGAGCCGGTTTCTGTCAACAGGACTGGAATGGCAAGCCGATACGGCCGGGTGTGGCGGATACAGATATCTGATCCCGTTTATGCCTCGGTTCTTTCAGGAACTATGGATGCAGCAGGAGTATCGCGCTGATGCCCTCTCAAATTGGTGAAATTACCCCGATCCCGAGCCCACAGGTGCCAGTGATCAACCTTCGAACCGGTCTAATTGACCCGGCCTGGTATCTATTCCTCAAGCGCATCCATGACCATGCCAAGGAAGACGCGGGCCGCCTTGACGGGATTGACGGAGAACTTGCGGCGCTCGACGCGCGCGTGACAGATTTGGAGACACCATAATGGGTTTTCTTAGCGGCATTCTGGGCTTGGACGCCGGCAAGCCCACGATGAGGGCGGCGGTCAATAACAAAGACCAATATGAGCGGCTTCGTGATGTCGGCCACGCGACCATCAATGATGGTCAGACGGAAGCAATAGGGGCGCTCAATCAGGCGGTGAACGCTTATTCGCCCTACGCCCAGACGGGGCAGTCAGCAAACACGATGTACGGAAATGCGCTCGGTCTTAATGGTGTGGATGGCAACACCGCCGCGACTAGTGCCTTTCAGGCCGGACCAGGTTACCAGTTTTCTCTTGACCAGGGGACGCAGGCAGCGTTGCGTGGCGCTAGCGCGGCTGGGATGCTGAACAGCGGCAACACGCTGACGGCTCTTTCTAGGTATGGGCAAGGGCTTGCAAATCAGGAATATGGCGGATGGCTCGACCGGTTGGCGGGGCAGTCTGCCCAAGGGCTCCAAGCCGCCAGCGGTCAGGCATCAGGATGGAACAACATTTCTGGCGCATACCAAAACTCCATTGATCGCCGCCTTAACCTAGAAGACGCCTATACCTCTGGCGTTACGGGCGCCACAAACCAAGCGGCGCAAGGCGGTGAGGCCAACAAGGCTGCTGGAGCAGGCTTCTTTGGCGGCCTCCTCAAGAACGGTATAGGCCTCGCAACGCGAGCGAAAACAGGGGGACTCTTCTAATGGCTCTTCAACTCCCCCAGACGCCAAGCATCCCTCGGTCTGATTTTTCATGGATGGACAGCATCGGTGATACGCTCGGCGGCGCCATCGATAAAAAGAGCAGAGATTTATCCCTTTCGCGTCTCGCAGACATGTCGGTAGGATCTCCGCCATCGTCACAGGGTGGGTTTCTTTCCAGTTTAACTGGTCCACAGCAGACGCAAACTGCTCCCGTTGTCCCTGTGTCGCGTTCGGCGCTTCAAGGTGATACCTACAAACCATTCATAGATACCGTTCGCTCTGGTGGGCTGACTAACCCATATGGCCTTGCTGCGGTCGCATCGACAGGCAAGGCTGAAAGTGGATGGTCGGCAAAGAACGCAATGCGTACGTGGAGCGACCCCAGTGAAAGCGGGCAAGCTGGCACGGCTGGCGGCATCCTGTCTTGGCGCGGCCCCCGTTATCAGGCGCTTGCTGCAACTGGCGACCTTTCCCCTGAAGGGCAGGCAAAGTTCTTTCTTCAGGAGAACCCGCAGCTTATTCAGGCCCTCAACAACGCGGGCAGCGTGGAAGAAGCACAGCAACTTATGAACCGGGCTTGGGCGTTCGCCGGATACAATAGACCCGGTGGCGAGTCCGCTCGTCGTCTAGCGATGGCGAAAAGCTATTACTCTAACGAGTTTGGAAACGCGCCTGCAAACGCTGGAGCCGCCGCTATCGAAGCAGTGACCCCAATCGAGCAGGGCGACACCAGCGGGAGTGAAACTGCTTACGTAGATCCCATGGTGAAAGTTGAGCCGCGCACCGACGCCGCGCCTTATACAATGGCGTCACCCACTGCTCCTAGCCCCGCCGCAGCACCGATGCAGGTAGCAGACTCAACCGGCGCTGCCTCTAACATGATCGCTCAGGGAGTGTCGCCCGTTCAGCGTGGGGGCGTTGACCCCTCCGTAATTCGCCAGTTGTTAAAAGACCCGCAACTCAATTCGATAGGCCTAGAACTGTGGAAGGCTAACGTTCAGGGCCAAAAAGCAAGCGAGCCTTGGCAGTTCGTCAACCTTCCAGATGGCACGCTGGCTCGTGCGAACCAGCAGACGGGCGCTGTAGAGAGGCTGGGCAATTTCGCAAAGACTGATCGGCAGGGCCTCGTCAACGCCGGAAACGGAGTTCTTTACGACCCGAACAACAAGGAGTGGATCACCTCTCCGAGTGCTGGTCAGCAGTTCCGTCAGGCAACGTCGGAAGAGGCGAACAAGTACGGCGCACAGGCTGGACAGTTCGGACCTGACGGCAAGTTTTACCCCATAAATCCGCCGTCTGGAACTTCTTTGCAGGTTGACCCGGCTACAGGAGCCGTCACCTTTAATCAGGGTGCTGGCGTAAAGCCTCTGACAGAAGGCCAGTCGAAGGACACGGTTTATGCGACCCGCGCCACGAATGCGATGCCTCTGCTCAATCAGCATGAGGGTGCGCTGTTGAACCTTGGAGAGACCCTTGCCAATGGCATTCCAATGAATCTGGGCAACTATGCGCAGTCAGAGGAGTACCAGCTTGCCCGTGATGCTGGGAAAGACTTCCTCGCATCGATCCTTCGAAAAGACACGGGCGCAGCAGTCACCAAGTCGGAAGAAGACCTTTATGGGCGTATCTTCCTTCCCCAACCGGGTGACAAACCCGCGACTGTAGAATCCAAACGTCAACGCCGAGCCATCGCGGTTGAAGCCATCAAGGCGGGTATGCCGCCGGCAGCGATCCAGAACATGGCAAAGGCGCTAGGCACCGCTGAAAACCCCGCAAACGGTAGCAACAATAATCCGCCGCCCGCAACTAACACAGCAGCGCCGCGCGCTCGAAATCCCCAGACAGGGAAGGTTATCGAGCTTCGAAACGGCAAATGGGAAGAGGTGCCGTGATGGCCGATCAGAAACTGCCGCCGTTGCCTGCCGGCTTCGTTCTTGAACAGTCGACCGAAAATGCGCCCGGCACCACGATGCCCGCGTTGCCGCCGGGTTTTGATACTACCCAGGTAAACGGTTCTGGAAAGCATCTTTCTTTCGAGGAAGGCCAAGCCATGCTCAATGCTGAGGACCAGCAGCAGCGAATGGAAGGCGCGAGCGGTGCCGTGGGTGCGGCTATCACGGGTCTCGCCAATGGTGTGCCGGTTGCTGGGCCTGCGTTGCTTGGTGCCGGCCAGCGCGGCGCAGCTATAGCTTCCACAGTCATGAACGGTGGAAGCTATGATGAAAACCTTCGACAGGCTCAGGGGATTACCCAACGGGCGCAGGAAGAGCACCCTTGGGTTACGACTGGCGCGAGTATTGCCGGTGCCGTTGGTGGCACAATCCCCATGATTGCCGCCGCTCCGGCTGCTTTTGGCGTGGGTGTGTCCAGCACCCCGGCCGCTATGGCACTGTCGGGGGCAAGCGGCCTTGCTATTGGAACCACGGATGCTGGTGTGCGCTCTGATTGGGATCCATGGGAAATGGCCAAAGGGGGTGGTTTGGGCTTGGGCATGGGCTTGACAGGCCCTCTCGTCGGTGACTTGGCAGGGAGAGGCTATAAAGCTTTTCAGTCAAGCCGCGCGACCGCCGATGCAGCGCGGCAGGCCGGGACAAGCCCCGAAGCCGTGGATGTCGTTGCGCGCGCCATGGGAGCAGACAATGCCCTTGGTGCGACGAATGCCAACATTCAGGCCGCCGGCCCCGGAGCAATGCTGGCTGATGCTGGTCCTTCAACTCTGAGCACACTTGATACCGCCATCCAGCGTGGCGGTCCTCGTGCCGGAGAGGCAGCAAGCCGGATTAACGCACGCGCTGAACTGGCAACGCAGGATATCAACGCTGCCCTTGATGCTGGATTGGGTGCACCAGAAGGCATGGTCAAGCCGCTCATAGCCCTTCGTCAGCAAACGCAGCCGGCACGCGCCGCCGCTTATGATGCAGCCTATGCTACACCCATTGATTACGCCGATCCTCGTGGCATTGCCTTAGAAAAGGTTGTCAAGACGCGGGTGCCACAGTCCGCTATCAACCGTGCAAACGAACTGATGCGCGTCAACGGTGAGGAAAGCCAGCAAATCCTTGCAAAGATAGCCGATGACGGATCTGTAGTATTTGAGACGCTGCCCGATGTTCGGCAGCTTGATTACATCACCCGTGGGCTGAAGGATGTTGCCAGCGAGGCGGATGGTAAAGGCAAACTAGGCGGACAAACCGATATTGGCCGCGCCTATGAGGGCCTTTCCCGTGAGATCAGAAATCTCACCAAGTCGCTAGTGCCTGAATACAAGACAGCGCTCGACACAGCGGCGGCACCTATTGCCGCCCGAGAATCCAAGTTGTTCGGCCAGACGATGCTCTCTCCTTCCGTGGCTAGAGACGAGGTTGAGGCCTTCGTATCTGGGCTTTCCGACGCAGAGTTGAAAAGTCTTCGTGGGGGGCTCCGGTCACAGTTTGCTGAAAAGCTCTCCAATGTGAAACGCACCGTGAACGACCCGAACGTGGACGCTCGTCAAGGTGTTGCCGCACTTCGCGACCTTTCCAGCGATGCAGCCCGTGAAAAGCTGGCGACCGTCATGGGGAAATCCGAGGCTGATGCTATGATGAAAGCGGTGGATCAAGCCGCGAAGGCGTTTGATATCCGCGCCGGGGTTGCGACAAACAGCAGGACCTATGCACGACAGACTGCGGAACGCGCTGTTGACGCCGCAACGCAGCCGGGCATTATCGAAAACGCTGCGAGTGGGCGCCCTTGGGCGTCTTCCCAAGGATTTTTGCAGGGGCTATTCGGGACTGGCCCGCAGGCGCAGCTTGGCAGGCAGGACGCGGCATGGGGCGAAATCGCCAATATACTGACGCAGCCAGCCAATCAGGGCGGCGGGGCATTCATGCAGGCCTTACAGGGTGCAGCGGGGAGGTTGCCCGTCATTGATCAGAATGCAGCGCGTATCACTGACGCTGTCACGAGGGGAACAGCTATCTCCGCCGGTCCAACCAGAAGGCTAGCGGGAACATAACCGCGGCACCAATGGCAACAACAGAGAAGAGGGCGATAAGACCATAAGCGTCAGCCACCAAGTTCAGCGCTGCGCCAACCAAGATCAAAACAGTTGTGGTGACTATGGTGACGAAAATTGTCTCGCCTCTTGTAGAGCGAGACTTTTCGTGTGGATCGTGGTCGATTTGACGGGTCATTCAGAAAACCTAACCGAAGAAACCCTTGTTGACCAGTTCAAAGCTTTGATGTCCTCGCCCTTCAATTTTCCGTAATTCAACTCGTAGCTAGCTAGGGACCAGCATGCAAAATACACATCACCAGGCTTGAGAATGCGATCACTGGTATGAAAATGGGAGTAAACGTCTGAACTGTACCCCGGCCGCTTTGCCAATATCGTGAAATCGACGCTGTTTATCTGTTTTTTTGTTCCGTTTGAAATTGACACCCCGATTGGGAACTGCGGATCGTCACACCCTATGTCTGTTCGGGCAGACATTACTATTTTTGATCGCTCTTTAGCTGCTGCATTGGATTCTGCGGTGCTGTAAATCCATGTGGCAGCGCCAATACCAAGAAGGATCAAAATCAAGAGTCCTACTTGCTTTGGGAAAGCAAAAAGGAAGAACAAAAATATGCCGATACCAACAACCCACGCCATGTGGCACGTCCCTTACTCTACGGGCCGATAGGATAGAACAAAGACCGCCAAAAGAAGTGCAATTCGTTTCATTTTATCCCCCATCACCCGAGCGATTATATCCACACTTTGAAGGAGAGATGAATATGCCCTTAGTTGGCCTGAGACTTGTCTACCGGTGTGAGGGCTTCCTTTATCATGCCATCAAGAAGGTTGCGGAGAAACTGCGCGGAGGCGAGGGACATTCTCATTCGGTGGGTGATGTCAACGAACGGTTTTCCGTTGGCGTCTATAACGCCAGCGCCGAAGGAAAGAGAAACGACCCCGTTGCCATGTCTAGCCTCCGTTATGACGTCAGTGAACATAACCGGATGGCCGCCGTCCCGAATGTCCCAGAACTCACTCCCAATGGCAATCTTGCCGCCGGTACGCACAAAAACTTCGTTGTCTGACTGGTCGCTCATTATTTCGTCCCCCTGATTAGGGGCATCATTGAATCAATTCCCGCAGAAGTCGAGTCAGCCAGCATGACGAGATGGAAGGGCGATCGAAGGCGAGGGCGGCGGGTTAGCCTGCCAGCGCATATTCCTCGGTATTATTCTCGTCACTTGATGAGGCTATTTCATGCTTCGCAGCCCTGGCAAGAAAGCCGGATCGGGTCAGGCCTTTGGACGCGGCGAAAGTATCGATCTCTTTCAAAACGTCCTCTGGAAGCGTGATGTTGAGGCGCACAGATTTCTTGCTCTCGGCCTTGAGCGTAACAAGGATAGCAACCGCGTCCTTATTCTCAGGATCAGCCATCACAGCATCGAGATACGAAGGCTCTGGAATAGCTTCGCCGTCTTCGATCATGCCTTCGACATGAAGCGCCAAGGCTTCTTCCGCCATACGGCGCGCGTCGTCTAGATCGGTGCCGGCCGTTACAACGCCAGGAAAGTCAGGAAAGGAAACGCCGTAATCGCTATCAGCGTCCTTGTGGATCAGTCCGATATAGTTGCGCATGGTCATTACCTCAGTTTCAGTCCGGATTGTTTTTCGATGCTTTTCAGCGTGCCTATCGGCAGGTCTCGCTTGGGATGTGGAACGGTGACGCGCCCTTGTTTTTCAGGATGCTTGAATTGAACGTGGCTGCCTTTGGTTGCCACTTCGAACCAACCGTCTGCTTTTAATGCCGATATGATGTCGCCGCTTTTCATGTGTGTACCAATACACATCATTTGTAGTCAGGTCAAGACGCGGGGGGCTAGTCAGTCGCGGTTCTTGCGCGCTGTTCGTACTTGGTGATCTGTTTCCTCAGGTGGCGCCAGTGCGGCTTCGATACGAGCTACCCGTTCGTTGATCGCAGCAAGCATTTCATCCATGCCTTGCTCGGTCAGGACCTTAGTCCGCTTCGCGGCCTTTCGCTCGTTGTCCTCAATGAAAAGGTGCATCCTATCAAGCTCGTCCTCCGGCACGTTGCCGAGCGGCTCTAGGCCGCTCTGCAACCTAGTATAGTCAGCCTGAAATAGTGCTGACTCAAGCATGTAAACGATCTGCATATTCATTGAGCGACCGCCGGCCTCCGCGTGAGCTTTGATTCTGTCCCTCATGCCTTCAGGCATGCGGATCATGAACTTGTTCTGATCTCTCGTC